TTGGTTCGAGCGAAGTGTTTGTGGTGGACAGTTGCTGCTCTGCAATATACAGAATATGCAGCTTGCGGAGTGTTAAATCGGCCAAGGTTTAATTGGCGGCGGTTGATAGTAATTGTTGCAAGAAATTTATCGCGCGATTTGTCAAAGCAAACACCTTTGAATCCAGTTGTGTTATTAGATTGCGCGGATCGGTTACGGCAATTTTCTGCATGAGTGGCGAGGCGTAGATTAGTGATCCTGTTATCACTTTTATCGCCATTAATATGATCGATGCTGCTGCATGGCCACGCGCCATACAAATAGAAAAATGCCAGTCTGTGAGACATATAAAATCGACGGTCAATCACAATTTTTCTATATCCATTGACATAAGTGCCGGCCTCAGTACCAATGCGCTTATTTGATTTTGGCGCAGGTTTTGCGAGCCACGTCCAAACCCCAGTGGTGGGATCGAAATGTAGCAGTTTATGAAGGCGCTCTTTAGTTAATACAGATTCCTTGTTCATAACGATCGTTCTTCGACTTGTCCGATTCCTGGCGGTAATGTTCCGTGTAATTTCCGATAGGCACGCGCCCCAGTAAGAATGGCGTCGCTGATTTTTTCGGTTAGTCCGATAGCGGCGATTGCATCCTTGGCATTTGTAACGATTAGTGTTTCTTTGGTGCGTAGGGTCGCAACGCGTAGGAATCCGCCGCCAACGCGGATATGCGAATCGTGTTCGGCAAGCTGAGCCTGATGATCGGCTTTGACGGCAGCGGCGTTTGTGGATTCGGCGGTTTCCAGTTTGGTTGCGAGGTCGATATTGCATTCGCCGACAGCAGCGTTTTCGAAAGCTTCTTTGGCCTCTAGCGCAGCGTTTCGTGCACTCTCGGCAGCTTCAAAGGCCTCTTGCTGTTTGCGCGTCGCCTCGGCTTCTTTAATCGCTTCTTGCGCACGCATGAATTTGGAAAGGCGTGCTTTTAATTCAACGGTTAACGTGGTAAGATGCGCAATCGCAGGTGTATAGGTTGCAACCATACTTTTCCAAGTTGCATATAATGGTTGGCAATCAGCATCCTTCGCGGCCTCTATGTCTCCAAGGACGGATTTTGTGCGATCTAAAGTGAGTTTGAAGGCGCGGGCTTGTTCTTCGGTTTCGACAACCGGGTTTTCTGCGAGAAATTCGGAAATCTCCCGATAGGCTGCGCGGCCAAGATCGATTGGTGTTGGCGGCATATTATCGCCAATAACTGCACGCGAATTGATTAGCTCGGTCATTTGTGATCGCCGAATTCCGTGTGCATCCAAAACAGAAGTCCGAACACCAATGACCAAAACACCATGGCGAACAAGAAGGTGCGAAAACTGTTTTTGCTCGCACAGTATCTACCAAAAGGCACAATAAATGCCATAGAAAGCGCGAGGACATCTTTTGCGTTCTCGATATTCATGGCTTTTGCTCCAGAGTGAAAGATGCCGTGCCGTCTAGTTCTAACAAACGCTTGGCAATACGGCGAATATCCTTCTGAACATCGTCCTGATTGATAATCCCCTTCTTCGCATCAAGGATATCAAGATACATCGCAACATCCATCAGTTTCTCGTAATCGCTTGGTCCAGACTCTAGCGTGATGGTCATGTATGCGTTCCCATCACAAACATGACAATGTAAGCAAATTCAAAGAGCGTGCTTATGGATTCGTCAGTCATGGTGTGGCTTCGGCCTTCGTGATTGCGGCTTGGAGGGCTTTCCTTGCTCCATATTCATCATGAAACCGATAATTTCCTCCATCGACCGCAATATATTGAGTGCGCGCCTCGCCTCCGAGAGTAGTTCGTTGTCGCGATGATCCCATACGGAGGCGAGGGCCGCCCTATACGCCTCAAAGTGTGCACTTCCTGGCATAGAGCCCGCGAAATTGTGGCGATCAGGATAAAGAGTTTCCAGGTAAACCATCTCGAATTTTGCAACATCTGCGTCCGTAATCATTCTCCATGCCCCTCAGCCTTCACGATTGCGGCTTCGAGCAATTGTTTGACTATCCTCCAATCCATCGGCGCCTCGTGTGCATTTGCATTATGGTAAATCTTGCATCCTAGTTCATAGGAAGCCTTCGCCGCCACGAGTAGTTCGTCGCGCTGTTCTTTGAGAGCGGCGGCGATCTGCGCAAATTTATCTAGCGCGTCGTTAATGGCCTTCATCTGATCCTTTTGCATTTCTGGCGTGATAATGCGTGTTTCGCTCATGCGCCCCTCGCGCGTTTCGCAAGCTGTGCGGCTTTGGCGCGCAACAGGCGGGCATAAAGAATTGCCCCTTGCCGATTGATAAAGACGACTTCGCCGCCGAAACCTGTCCAGCGTGCCGGTGGATTTGGCGGTAAGGAGCGAAAGGCAATGAGCATCCCTTTAGGCGAGAATTTCGATAGAGTCGGAATTAGCGCGTCAAGATCGCGTGGGCTGCGCGCATAATCTCTAGCACGGCGCTTGATCATCGCGCACGCTGTGCGACGCGCGGCTGTCGTAATCGCCTCATAGGCGGCGGCGGATGCGGGAGAGTCTGTCATTGCATCAAATTCTCCATCCTTTTGCGCGGGAGGAATCCATTTCTTCCCGTTTCGTTCATCTCTTGGGGAATCTATGCGGATTTTTCCGCGTTGTCAAGCGGAGATTTCCGCTCTAGGCATAAATTTTTAGGCGATTGGCTAACAGGTAATTTTTCCTATCTGCGCCATACGGAACTTTCCGCAAAAATTTACTTGACACCTGCGGAATTTTCCGCATATGGATTCAGGCATGAAAAGCATCGCTCGCAGTAATCTTTTGGCAGTCGCAACCGCTTTCGCCGAAGCTGAAGGTGTATCTCTGGCCTCGATCGGCCAGCGCGCATTGAAGGACAATACATTTTTCTCACGCGTGGCATCTGGCAGCAATTTCACCGTTGAAACCTACGATCGCGTTGTCAAATGGCTCTCAAAAAATTGGCCTGAAGGACTGCTTTGGCCAGATGGAATCGAGCGTCTGCACGATGCGGAAGCCGAGGCGGCCGAATGACCGATTTTTGCTATGCGATCGAAAATGAAGGTGTCGTTTCTTATTTCGTTTCGCAGTTGCCTAAGTACGCTCTTCATGTTGCAGCTCTCCAAGATGCTAGGCTTCCTTACAAAAGAAAAAAAATTCGCCACGGCATTAGCAGGCTTGGTTCCTTTCTTCAAGACAACGACCTGACCGAAGCGTCATTCGCCGTTTTAGTCCTCCGTGACCCTTCAACGGTCTGGCGATGGGCTCGCGGTAAATCACAACCAGATTGGCCAGGACGGGAAGCCATTCTTCGGGTGACAGGCGGAGCGGTGACGCCAAACGATTTCCTTCCTAACTCCGCGCCTTCCCCGGCGGCAGATCTTCACCCTTATGACGTCGAGTCCTCCCGATGAGCACCAACCTCCAAGATCGCGCCGAGCGCATGCGTGCAATGAATGCGGATCCAGCATGGATCGAATCTCGGGATGCTAAGAATCGCGAGAGACATCTCCAGCAACTTTATCAAGCCGGTCTCATGAAAGGCGCCGAAGACCTCTATCGCCTCGCGCAAGACAACAACTTTCGCAGGAGCGAAGCCATTCGGATCGCCAATGATTCGCATCTCGTGCGTTTGCGGAGGCCTGCGCAATGAATGGCCTTCAACATTTCCTTGGCTCGCTGTCCCCATGGCCAAGGGAAAGGCGGCGCGGCGTTGACGCGCATACCGGCGCCGCGCCGCCATTTGAATTCAACACGGAAAGGAACTTCTCTTGCCCTCTGTGACTCAGCAATAACCAATCCCGCGCGTTTGTTGTTGGCGCGCGGAGTCCTAGCGCGTTTTCCTCCCGCGCGCCAAGGACAGACGCGGTGGCGTGGACGCTTACTTAGCTCATGCAGCGATACCGCCACCGCGTCATTTCATTTCGGTCTATGCGACAAGAAAGGAAAAATTAACATGAAATATCTCGCTGTAATCGTATCCATTGTCTGCTTCTCGTCTTTGGCGCTTGCTCAAGATTTCGAAATCGGACCTGACGGATTCCGCATCGAAACGCCTCATTATCGTCACCACCACGAATGCGAAGAGATGCGCCAAGCGTGCATTCACAAGCATGAACTCGGCGAGGAAGGCCATGGCAACTGCGAACGCTATCGGCGGGAATGCGGCGATCGCGATTAGGGAGTGTGCCTTTTCTGTTAGCCGCGTCATTGGTTCCGAGGCATTCAAAAAAGAGTTGACATTTGCTTTGTCATAAGATATTGCATTTCTATGATAAAAGAAAATGCAACGAATCCAAGGCACTTAGGTTATGTTGGCTCTCTTCGAAACGCAGGAGATGAGGCTGGAGATGAATGGTTCACTCCTGATGAGCAGCTCGCAATCTTTCGAAGAATTCTTGGAGGCGGGATTTCTCTTGATCCGTTCTCTAGCGAACTAGCTAATCAACGAGTTCAGGCCGATAAAATATTTACGAAGGTTAATAGCGCCTTTGCAAATCCATGGGTTGCCGATAGTGTGTTTATGAACCCGCCTTATAGCCGCGGTATCTGTGCCAAAGCAGTACATAAAGCCATTGATGAGTTTGAGAGGAAAAGATTTAAGAAGGCCATTATCCTTGTGAATAACATGACAGATACAGCATGGTTTGCTTGCTTGGATGCAATAGCGATAAGGCAATGTGCTATGACAGGTAGAATTGCTTTCTTTGCACCTGATAACAAACCAATATCAGGGAATACGAGAGGTCAGTTCGTATTTCTCTTAGCTAGTCCTAAAGACTCATCAGTGAGAAGATTTGATGCTTTAATGCCGACATGCGGAAGAGTTCGCGGACCTATCATTAATGGTATCGCACAATGAATGCGCAAGGGGCTAATATATCTAATTCAGGAAGGCGCCCAGAAAAGGACTTGGAATATTATTTAGGTGTCTTAAAATATTCTATCGTTAGTGGTATGGATGCAAGATCCGCCACCGCGTGGTTTGCTAGTGGACGTGATATATCTGATTGGTTTATACGTCAGGCTGACCATTCGAATGGGGTATATATTATGCGGCACGCGCTCGCTGAAAATATATATGGCATCCCATGGAAAGTTGATTGTGTCCTATGGCATCCTGTATATTGGACAAAATGTCTATATATAGAAGTTAAAACTCAGGGGTTTGGTGGGTCGGTTGATGAGAAATTTCCTTTCATGGTTGCTAGTTTGCTCGCACTTAGAAAAACGTGCTGTGTTTTGCTACTTGGGGATGGAGCTCGTCCTGGAGCAATCCAATGGCTTAAGAGCCATCAATCAGAAGACTTTCACGTCTTTAGACAAATGCACGATTTAAGAATTTTTATAGAAAGCGGTGGAAAGCGCGTTATAATTAAGCCGGCCAATCGTGTCGAGGATAGAAGTCAAATGAACTTGTTTAGAGCCACTTAGGTACTGCACATGTCCGTTGCACCGCCGATCATTGGTTTTGTCGCCGCCCGTAAGCCGCGCCCATACGGCCCGCGCCAGCAATATGTGCGGAGCGCAAGTGGCAAGCTGGTTTCGCTCGGCGGCGCGTCCAAAAAGACAAAGCGAACTCGATCGTTATGGGGAAGACTCGTAAAAACATGGCGCGGCGCGAACTGAGAAATGGTGATGTCTAGGGTTTCTGGAATGTGGAAAGGCACAGCAAGGGGAAAGCCTCCCGGAATTCGTCCGGTCGATCTCGACAAAGCGATCCATCTTGTCGCCGCGCGATATCAACTGTGGAATGAGAGTTATGAATGGGATGCACATTCTCGCCGTTATCATGTCGATGAATATGAACTTTTAGCAGAACGGTTTGGATATCGCAATGGAACTCAAGCTAGAAAAGCCTTCAATAAATACAAAAGGATGATCATCGGATGTTAGATTTTCCGAATTTTCCTTTCCTTCCGCGCGGCGGCGTGCCAGTGCAAGAAAATCATCATGTGCTTGTCTCATTAAGCCCTGCCGCGCGCGCTATTCATAAGCTTCAATATATGAGTTGTCGGTTTCCTATCGGCGATCCATTTAAGTCTGATTTTCAGTTTTGTAATGCCAAGCGGTGTTTTGGAAGTTCCTATTGTGCCGAACATGCGCGGTCATGCGAAGAGCGCCGGAGACATTGATTATATGAGAGAACTTTGGCGAGACAGAGCACAAGAAAAATTACGCTTTCCGGCGTCCGTGGAAAGTCGGCGCATTCTCAATCTTTGGCATGCTGGATTTGATACACTTGCGATTTCCATAATGCTTGGGATGAGTGAAGGCGATATCTACAATGTCTTGGTTGCGCGTCCGGCGAGGGTGAAATGAATATTGTATGGATTTTTACATTTTCGCTCCTTGCCCCATCGCTGGCCCTTGTCCTTGCGCTAATATTAACTATGCGCACTCGGGATGAATTTCTCTCCGGTATTGAATATTCCTGTTTTGCGTTTGCCGCCGCTGTCAGTTCACATCCGGCGATGATGGAATGGTTGCGATTATGATTGGATTGCATTTACCGGAGCTCATCGAAAAATGAGCGTTTGCGAGTTCAAATTTGGAGATGTATGCCGTGCGAAATGTACAGCGCCGGCTAGATATTTTGGCTATGGTCTGTGCCTTTATATTTCTTCGTCGTGCAATGATCTTTGTATCGATGCGGCTGAACAAACATTTAGCGATGAGGAAACACTTCCTCTTCCAACTGATCGCGAATTAGAATCATGTGAGCGAGGTTATTTCTACGCTCTTCATCTAACTTTGAAAGGCCGCATGGTTACGTCGGTTGATGGAGACGAAAAATGACTGATCAGCCATGGATGCCTTTTTATATCACAGATTTTAGAATAGACACACTTGAATTGCGTACCGATGAGATGGGCGTTTATTTCGTTATGATTTGTTTGGCTTGGGCACGAAACGGCCCTCTTCCTGGCGACGATAAGACATTAAAACACATGTTGGGAAGGTGTTTTTCTGAATTCCACGGCCACACCTACAATAGAATAGTTCCTAAACTTTTGGAGCGGTATTTTTATCGAGACATTGACGGCAATTGGCGACAAAAAAGAGTAGAAAAGGAGCTGGAAAAGGCGAGAAAAATCTCCGAAAAACAATCGCAAAAAGGCATCAAAAGCGCGGCAAAACGTTCGCAAACGGTGAGCAAACGATCCGCAAATGGCGAGCAAACGGCGAGCAACCGCGTCGCAAACGCTCAGCAAACTGATGCCGAAATGAACGAAATCAAGGACTTAATTTCAACCTTACCACAATCACAGTCACATATAGAAAAAGAAGATACTAAGAAAAAGGAGAATTCGAATAAGGGAATGCGGCTTCCTAAAGACTGGGTTCCCTCGGAGCGCTCTCTCGAAATCTGCATGGCCATGGGTTACTCGCGCGATTTTTTGCTCGGCGAAGGGCTTGATGGTTTTCGCGGATATTGGTGTCCTTTGCCAGGAGTGAAGGCACGCAAACTCGATTGGGATCAAACGTTTCAGAACCGGATGCGGGAAAGGACGGACAGGCAAAGGCTAACCGTGGTTGGGAAGGCCAACGGGCATGATCTTGCCTCGCAAATTCATCTCGTTTTCGTAAAAATAGATACCCCGCCCTGGGATGCGTGGTGCGCCTATCGCAAGATACGTGGCGAAAAGTCCCCTCCGAACGCGAACGGCGGCTGGCATTTCCCTAGCGAATGGCCACCGGATGTTGCGGAATGATTCTGGCACTTGATCTGTTCTGTGGCGCTGGCGGCGCAACGAAAGGATTGCAGCGCGCTGGATTCCATGTAACCGGCGTCGATATCAAATCGCAATCTAGGTACTGCGGTGATGTGTTTGTTCAGGCTGATGCACTTGAGCCGCCGTTCGATCTGCGCTCGTTCGATTTTGTTTGGGCGAGCCCACCGTGCCAGCGCTTCACTGATGGTGCGGCAGCAAAGATGGCGAAAGGGTGCATCTATCAGGATCTCATAGAACCGACGCATCGCCTCCTCGCAAATCATCATAACACGGTCATAGAAAACATCATGAAAGCGCCTATTCGGCCAGATTTGTTGTTGCACGGGCATATGTTTGGCCTCCGCGTCATCCGCCGCCGAAAATTCGAACTTTCCTTTGGCGGTCTCAATCTTACGCCATCACTTCCGAAGGGACTTTTGCGTGAAGGATTTACCTGCGTCGTAGGACATGGCACGCAAAGTGGTGTGCGCGAAATGGGCTTGCCGGGTTACACTATATCTCAGCAACGCTCTGCTATGGGCATTGAGTGGATGACGCAGGCCGAACTTTCGCAAGCCATACCGCCAGTCTATTCCGAATTTATCGCGAGCTTGTTCCTGGCACAATTACGGGAGGCGGCGGAATAATGCGCAGAAAATTTTTGTACAACGGAAGGTTCGGTTAAGCGCTGTCTTGCATTGATGCGCGAGGAATGTCCGATGGATGAAAATAACTTTTATATCGAGATGTGATTATGAGCGCAAGCTTATATTTTTTCCTTCTTGGATTATGGGCTCAGCAGAATGATTGTGGCGGTTCCGATAATCGTTTGGTTGACCGCTTCGTTTCTTTGTTGTGCATATTTATTGCTACGATCCTTGTGATTGCAGGAAAATGAATCGAAAGGATGGTGATGCCAAATGAGACGAATGCGAACGGATTTCGCGGACAACTGGGACATAAAGAGTGGCCCGGTCGTCAATCCTTGATGGCCTGGCGCTTCCCTGGCTTGTGCGGGCTTTCTAACCGTGGTCGTCATCTGGAACTAAGATTTGATCCCATTGGCCGTCCAAGGCGCATACGGGCCGTTACAATCGAATGGAGAGGTATATGAAGGAATTAGATGTTGCCATAAGTTTTCTTGAGCCTATCGTTGGCAAGATTTTGTATGAAGAGCTCTCTCAAGGGCCTATGACAGGGGATCTAATTGCGAATTCGTCAGCTTTATCGACCGCGATCTCGCTAAAACGCATTGCTGACGCGCTTGAGAAAGCCGGAACATGGAAATAGCCGTTGTCCGTGCGTTGCGCGAAATTCCGACCTGTTGGGATCCGGAACTCGTGGCAAGAAGGCTCGTACAGGCTTTTATCACTCTTGACCGGATGGATAAAGTTCCAGGCCCCCGTCAACCAGGCGGCCACTGGCCATTGACAACAACAGAATGGGCTGATCAGCTCGCGCAAGCGGAACTTGAGGAAAGCGAACGCCGGACCCGTCAACAGGATGCCAATCGCATTCGTATCCGCCCTAGCGCTGCTGAGATCACACAGATGGAAGTAGCTTTTGCATGGCTCACGGTGTTGCGGATTGAGGATGAAGCTATGGCGCTTATTGTGACGCTTTGGGCAATGCGCACTGCGCGCGGACAATCGATCAAACGGCTTTGCGCGGAAAAGCATTGGGTACAATATACGTTCTTTCGGAAAAGAGCTAAGGCGTTACGGTTTTTGGTCAATCTGCTAAATGCGCGCGGTTCTCCGGTATGCTAGTAAATTAAGCTGTGGATAACCGTTTTAAGTGCTTGTGTCTGCTAGAAATAACGCGCGATAATTTGCCATTAGATTTGGACGATTCGTTGTTTCCTGAGAAGCTGTGAAGTTTAAGAATGAGCAAGTTCTCTACCACACGAACGGCCCGCGAATAAATTCGCCGCGATGGCGCCGCTGAATGGCTGGCAATTGGTCCTGAAAACCAGGGTGACCTAACGGTTAAGTGTTCGATTCCTTCGCCATCCGCCAACCATTTAGTTGCTTTAAAATGGGACTGTATCTTAGTATGGAGAGATCCTTCCCTGCAAGCAGGATGTCGGCGGCTTAGACCACGTCCAGCTTCACCAATTTCCCTCCGGTCCTTAAGCGCCAGACGGTTCAAATTCCCACCGATATTGTATCCGGTCTAGGCCTAGGGGCTGGAGTGGGGATTGTTATATTAGAACGATTAAAATGAACAAGATCACGAGCGCGATGAAGGCCACCTTGTCGATTTTTGGGTGATCATCGAAAAAGTTAAAGAATGCAGGATCGATAAGGTTTTTCATTTGAACCCCTTAAAGATTGAGTCGGCGGCTGGAGGAAGATTACTACCAAGCTCACGCGTTTTGCATCCGTCAGCATAGCCATGGACGTAAGCTTCTGCTTGGCGTCTTTCAATCTCTAAACCAATATACGGCTCGCTATAATAGCGGACAGATCTCCCGGCAAGCCCTGCCGCATAGCCATCATTATAGGCGCGTGTTTCTGCGGATTTGCTGCGATGCGGGTGGTTTAGGGGATTAATCATTTTCGTTCTCCAGTTATAGTGATATATGCTGGAACTGAATAGGTATATAGTTAAATTCAGAATTAGTACATCCATACAGAAGAAATAAAAATATCAAAACACTGGATATAATAGCTAACAAATTGCATAACTCTTCTTTAACCATTTTCATTCTCCAACACTGTTAAGCTTGGCGCTTCGCGCTGCCCGCATTGATTTTACTAACGCGAGCAGGCCGAAACGTCATTATATACCGCCCGCTGGCCGTTTCGTAGCTGGCAGGAGATTGAAGTGGTGCGCAACCGTGATACGCACATTTTCCGACATTCCGGTGTGCCATGGTAATACCGCACCGCTAGCGGATGGCTCCATTTCTGGCGCTTCACTGAGGCGGCTGTTGCCAGCCGCCCTATGAGGAGTCAGTTATTTGTGGCGCGCGCATAGCGCCGCATGCATGCCTTGATTACTAGACAACCGATGATGGTTATTGCTAAGTTTGCCATGTTATTTCCCCTTCCCAGTGCAGAGCACTGCGCCGACTCTGCTCAGGCTATAGACTAGCGCCGGAATGGCGATCCCAAGCACGATTGCCCAATAGATATTAGCACCGTCTGCATGGGCCGCAAAGCTCATTGCGTTCAGCGCGGCGGAGCCCAGTAAGGTTCCGACGATCGCGGGGTACGCGAACCGCGCAACCCGTGCCCGAAGATGTTCCGGGGCAAGCAGCATGGCCAACTCAAGGCTTACATAGCCGGCCTCGATGCCGATGGCCATAGCCCATGCTGGAAGCTCTTGTGAGCCGGTGATCATGCTGACGCCTTCGGCTACATGGCTAAGGCTAAGACTTAGCAACACGGCCGATACTGCCAAGACGCCGCTGCCTTCGCGTCTTGCGAGGCGAGGCTTCGGAGCCTTGCGTGTATTGTGAAGGTTAAGTATTTTCTTAGTAGGCCGCGGGAGTGCGGTTACTGTTGCGGTCATGGTAGTCTCTCTGCCCCTTGGGAAACGCCGAGGCGCACGTGAAGCTGTGGGCTTCCCGTGATGGCACTTGCGCGCCGTCCGAGGAAACTCAAAAGTCGTATTTTGCAATATTTTATTTTCTTTCGGCCCGGTTCAGTGGAGGGGCTCTGCGGGGATCCTCTTGTGTCCCCCTGGGGTTTGGCCCTTTTACCGGAGCCGCGGGTTTCTCTCTCTGTATGTCAACTAATATAGCGCATCTTGAGTAGAAGTCAAGAGCGCCGTTAGAATTTTTAATCACGAAATGTTACAACAAAAGAAATTCTGATCACATTTTCATGATAATTAAATATTGTTACTGTGGCACTTGCTAGCCATTTGCAAAAGTAGAGCTGTTAATTCATTTTAGAGCGCGCCAACGCTTCGCCGTCCTGCGGTTAGTTCAGGTTAAGTTCGATGCTGTCCGGCACACCTTGGTCCGGGCCGGCTGGATTGACACTTCCTTCGTTGAACAGACAAGAACCATGGGGGATCAGCCAAAGATCATTCCCGGTAGCGAATGGTTGTCCTTGCCCCGCGTGAGCATTGCCATAGGAAGCGGCCACCCATGCAAGTGCTGTGGTACGATCGTAAGACGGTGCGTATCCTGGTGGTGATGCGTAAAACGTTACGTGCGAAGCATTGTGATCAGTGCTCCAAGTGACGCTTGAGGATATGTAGAACGACTTCTACACAGCCATGCCGGTGTCGATTGGCGTTTGGTCGAAGGCTCCGTTGGATAGACATTTGAATCGGTGACTGTAGGCGGTTGCGGCATTGGCCGGCTCCGTTATGGCAAGAAGCGCCACAAGAAGCCAAAGAAGTTCATTTTTCATACGACTGGACTCCTAATCCGTAAGTCGTGAACAATGCGCCATATTAGCTCATGTTAGACGTCTATGTCAACGACAAAATTTCCCGTTGACGAAAAAAGTTTATTGTGCTAATTTTCCCTAATGACACCAGGGCAATGCCGGGCCGCGCGTGCGTGGCTGAATTGGACGCAAGAAGATCTCGCTGAAAAATCCGGGGTTTCTCTTTCGGCTTTGAAAGATTTTGAGGCTGAGCGGCGTGTGACGATTGCTGCCAATCGCGGTGCGATTAGGCAGGCGCTTGAGGCGGCCGACATTCGTTTCGGCTTAGATTTTTGCGGGAGGTGGCTTGTCAGTTACTGGGCCGCGAACACATTTCTCGAACGGTTCTAAAAAACGCAATTTTCCGTCTCTAATGCGCGCGTGGAGTAAAAATGGACTGGCCAGCCGATAAAGTCGAACGGCGCCCTATCTCATCTTTGCTGCCATATGCACGCAACCCGCGCACCCACAGTGACGTGCAGATTGCGCAAATTGCCGCATCGATCATGGAATGGGGTTGGACAATTCCGATCCTCATTGACGAGGCTGGCGGCATAATTGCCGGCCACTGGCGCTTGCTAGCGGCCAGGAAGCTCGGGATCGCCGAGGTGCCGGTTATGTAGCGGCGGGGTGGACTGAGGCTCAGAAGCGCGCTTATGTGATTGCGGACAACAAGCTCGCGTTCAATGCTAGCTGGGACGAGGGCGTGAAACACGCTAAGCCGTCTGACTGGATGGTAAAATGATTAAGTTCATTGCATACTTGGTTCGCCCCATCGTCGCCGAGGCGATGAGGCAAACATATGAGCGCAATTTAGCTCTCGCAAAGACGCGCGGGGATTCTGGCCTGTCGGGGTGGCTTGAGAAAGTCTATGGTTTTGAGCGAGCATCATCTCGAACTGATTCCACGATCTGACGCGCTATTTCGGTCCACTTTTCCGAAACGAGCTGGTCGAAGCGATATTCGTAAGCATCGCATAAATTTATTTGCTAAGCATGCTTAGCTAAGCATTTAGTCGACGGCATGAACACAAGGCGCCAAAGACTGGTACGGCGATGGCCGGCGCGGAACGAGTTCGGCGATTTCGGGATAAAGCGAAAGGCATCTGACTTTTCCATTATTGCGCGCGCGTCTTGAAATTGTGTCAAGGAAACGAAAAGTTGACAGCCACATATGTGCCAACCGATGATCAGCGTGCTCTTGTCGAGCAAGCCTCTGCCTTCGGGGTGACTCAAGCTAGCATTGCCGCAAAACTCAAAATTAGCGAGCCAACTTTGCGGCTGCATTTCCGTGACGAATTAGATAGCGGCAAATTCAAGACTGACATACTGGCCGGCAAAACCATTCGTGAAATGATGAAGTCGAAAGATGAGCGCGTTCGGCTTGATGCGGCGAAATATTATACCGCGCGCCGAATGGGCTGGAAGGAAACGATAGTCGCTGAAAACGTCGGCAAGGATGGCGGTCCGATAGAGACTGAGTTCAGGGACGTAAGTGAGCGTGAATTGTTCGAGAGCCGAATCGCTCGCTTGTCTGACAGACGAGCAGAGAAGAGCCATCTTAACGGAGATGACCCCACAGCTCATTGAAGAGCTGAACTGGGACTGGAATTTTTGGGCGCGGCCGAAACAGCTCCCTCCGTCTGGTGACTGGGCAACTTGGATTATCCGAGCCGGGAGGGGATTCGGGAAAATGATCGCCAATGACACGCCTATTGCAACACCTGGTGGCTGGACGACTATGGGCCGGATCGCCATCGGCGATACGGTCTTTGATGAAGGTGGGCGATTCTGCGCCGTAACCGCGAAGTTTTCGCCAATTGTTTCTGAGCAGTATCGCCTTAAATTTTCTGACGGTTCAACGATCGATACTTGCGGAGATCACCAATGGGTGACCTGGACGCACGCCGAGCGCAAAGCGTTTCTTCGTTCTCCATATGAGGATACCTCGAGATTCCCGCCGGACTGGCCGAAATGGAGGCTTTCTAGGAAATGTGGGCGATGGCTGCCGCGTGATGGCGTAAATGTTGCTCTGGTTCTTTTTTCGCAAGGCGTTAGCGTTCGTGGAATTGCACGGGCGACCGGATTTTCTCGGCATGCTTTGTCAAAGCATTTGCGTGCGGGGGTATTCGTCGATCTCCGCGAGCTAGTAGTCCATGAGGATTCGCCAGGACCGCAAATAAGGACAACACGGGAGATCGTTGATAGCCTAAGCGTTGGGAAACGTCGTGACACCAATCATTGCGTCCCAAATTGCGCGCCGCTCGATTTGCCAGATGCCGATTTGCCTGTACCTCCGTACACTCTTGGCGTATGGCTTGGGGATGGGTCCAAGAGCGATGGCACTATAACGAGCCATCAGGCTGACGCGCCGTTCATTCGTTCGACGATAGAATATGACGGATTTCAGACGAGATCAAGGAAACATCCGCAGAACTTTTGCATTGTAGGACTTTTCGGCAAGCTTCGCAGATCTGCGCTGATGGGAAACAAGCATGTGCCTCCGGCATATTTAAGGGCGTCGATTGGCCAGCGACTTGCTCTTCTTCGTGGCTTGATGGATACAGATGGGAATATTGAACAAACATCGACATGCGCATTTGTCAATACCAATAAGGCGTTGATTGATGCAGTAGAAGAATTGATCCATTCGCTTGGGATGAAAACCAGGGTATGGTCCGGTGTCGGCGCATGCAATGGGAAAAAAGGCAAACAATTCTGGCGTGTTCAATTTACGCCTATCATCAATCCGTTCACACTACCGAGAAAGGCTAATCGTATACGGATTGGCGGGAACCAGTCGCTCCGCAACCATCATCGTATGATCGTGGCCGCGACTCGAATTAATTCTGTACCGATGTCATGCATCACAGTCAATTCGCCGAACGGCATGTACTTGGCTGGACGCCAGATGATCCCGACGCATAATACGCGCAGTGGCTCCGGTTGGGTTCATGCGCGCGCTATGGCGTCGGCCAATCGTTGGATTGCGATGATCGCGCGGACGCCCGCCGATGCGCGCGATTATATGATCGAGGGGCCTGGCGGCATCCTACGCAATACCCATCCGCGCGAGCGGCCGAATTATGAGCCGTCTAAACGCAGGCTGACATGGCCGAACGGCTCCTGGGCTACGATTTATTCGGACGAAGAACCTGATCAACTCCGCGGTTTTTCAGGGGATACGGCGTGGCTTGACGAATTTGCCAAGTTCAAGAATGCCCAGGAAGGATGGGACAATCTGCAATTCGGCATGCGAGAGACGTCATCTGATCGCCCGCGCCGGCTGATCACCACAACACCAAAGCCCATTCCAGCGCTTCGCGCGATCATGAAACTGGCATCGACAAGGGTTGTCATCGGTTCTAGTCACGAAAACGCGAAAAATCTTGATCCGACATGGTACAGTGAAACGCTGGCCGCTTATGAAGGGACGAGGATCGGGCGTCAAGAAATTTACGCCGAGATGCTCGATGACGTCCCTGGCGCGTTATGGACTCATGATGTAATTGAAAAATGTCGTTGTTCTTTAGCTGATATCTCAGAAGGTCAACGGCGCGCAGTGGTAGTGGCCGTCGATCCGTCTGGTGCCAAATCGGAAAATGATTTTGGTCACGATGAAATCGGGATTATCATTGCCGCGCGTGGCCAAAATGGTCATGGTTATATATTGGCTGACCGCTCGCTTTTGGCTGGCCCACGTGGCTGGGCGAATGTTGCGGTGACAGCATTCCATGAATTTAAGGCCGATCGGATCGTCGCCGAGCAAAATTTCGGCGGGGCGATGGTTGAGGAAACCATTAAGGCGCATGATCGTAATGTTCCAGTGCGGCTTGTTGTTGCGAGCCGCGGCAAGGCGGTCAGGGCCGAGCCTATTTCGGTCCATTACGAGCAAGGCGTAGCTCACCATGCGGGTAGGTTTCCGGTGCTAGAAGATCAGCTCTGTGCGTTCTCTGGTGCAGGATATGTAGGAAATGATAGCCCAGATCATGCGGATGCAGCGATTTGGGCGTTTACTGACTTGTTTGCGAAGCAGCCATTATTTGTGTCCGACGCCGCGCTGGCGAGTTCGCGGCAAACTGTGCGGCAATTGGCTAGAACATAATGGTACGTCGACGTCTTTTATCACAATCGACAATACCTATTGTAAAAAAGGAGCCTAAAAAGAAAGTCTTGCATGTTTCCGATGAGGCGGTAGCACGTTCGCGGGCAAAGATGACGAAGTCAATTGCCGGTATTGGAAATCCTTTTGTTTATCCAGACCATCCGCCTGGTGTTGTACCAAAAGATGCTGGTCTCGCCATGGATGACGACGGATGCTTGAATTCATCGTTTTCATGGGCGCAAGCTGCATTCTATTCAACCTTTGCTGAAGGCACGACATTCCTCGGCTACCCATATTTGGCCGAGCTAGCGCAACGTGCCGAGTATCTGTGGATTTCCGAAACCATCTCAACTGAGATGACGAGGAAATGGATAAAAATCAAATCCAAAGGCGATAGTGATAAGACTGATAGAATACACAAAATCGAGGAAGCATTCGAGAAATTCAATGTGCGTGATGCTTTCAAGAAAGTAGCGCGTCATGATGGTCTTTTTGGGCGTGGGCATCTTTATATCGATCTTGGTGTAACTGATGATCCTGACGAACTCAAGATATCTATCGGTGATGTATGGGATGATGCATCGTTATCAAAGGGTAAGATCGGGAAGGGTAAACTAAGGGCCATTAAACCAGTAGAGCCAGTATGGTGTTATCCTGCGCGGTACAATAGTAATGACCCGCTGCGTGATGATTGGTATAATCCTATATCATGGCTAGTTATGGGGAAGGATGTCCATTCTACACGATTTCTGACATTCGTCGGGCGCGAAGTTGCTGACTTGTTGAAGCCGGCCTATTCATTCGGTGGCCTTAGTATGTCGCAGATCGCCAAGCCATATATTGATAATTGGCTCAAGACACGGCAGGCGGCGGCGGATGCGGCGCGGCGCTATTCAGTGAATTGCATCAAGACGAAACTCGATGTATCTATGAATTCCGATGGACAGGAGTTATTTAAGAGAATCGAATTTCTGACTAATCATCTCAATAATAATGGCTGCTTGGCCATTGATAAAGACAGCGAGGATTTTTTCAACGTCAGCATGCCGTTGTCCGGGCTTCCGGAATTGCAAAGCCAAGCACAAGAGCACCTTTGCGCTGTTTCACGTATACCAGTTGTCAAGTTACTTGGCATTCAACCGGCTGGGCTCAATGCATCATCCGAAGGTGAGCTCACTGCGTTCGGCGATACGATCTCTGCGTATCAAGAACATTTGTTCCGTCGACATTTGAACACGGTGCTCGGCATCGTAATGATCAATGAATTCGGTGAAGTTGACAAAGACATTACGTTCGACTTCCTTCCGCTTGAGGAAATGAACGAAAAGGAATTGGCCGAGATCGAAAAGATGAAGGCCGAAACCGATCAAATGCGGATCGACGCTGGTATTCTCTCGCCGATGGAAAGCCGCACACGTCTTGCTGCTGATCCTGATTCCGGGTATGATAATATAGACGTTGATGATGCGCCTGATTTGAGGCTTGAGGAAATGGAAGGACTTGAGCCTAAAGGCGCGCGCAGTGGTGAGGGTGGCGAAGGAGAGGAAGATGACGGAACATTTGATCAAGCTGCATGATACGTCGCGCGTGCCAATTCAAGCTCGTGCTGTGCAGGTGTCGGTGTTGGGGCGCCGCCTTCAGCTGCCAGAGCTTGCGCTAAGTGCAGGACTTTCTGATCTTCGGTTAGCCACGGGGGAATATGTCGGGATGGAGGATTATGCAACGGGGGTTGCGCTTGTTCTTGAGGTTTTGGCCAGACAGGGGCTGATATCATTGGCTACGTAAAATATGATGCCTCATAACAAGACAGAAAAAGTTCTTTCTCCAGTTCATCCTAATATTGGGATAGAGATTGCATATCGGCGCCTACTTAGCAAAGCCATTAATGCCATGCACACTTCGATCCTAGCGTGGATTTGTGCGGCGTGGCGCGAAGAAACGGCACCGCGTTTTGCCAAGGACAATATCGTTAGTGGCTTGGTTGAACTGTTTCGCAGACTTGCGGGTCAATGGCTTGCGCGGTTTGATGTTCTGGCAAATGAACTCGCCGCGTATTTCGCTCAGTCTGTAGCGCAACGTGCGGATGGTACGCTTAAGAATATCTTGAAGAAAGGCGGCATGGCTGTCGAGTGGCATCCGTCGCCGGCACAGCGCCAAATCATGGATGCGACGATAGCGCAAAACGTCGCGCTAATCAAATCCATACCGCAAGCCTATCTCAGTCGCGTCGAAGTGTTAGTTTTGCAGTCTGTCCAGACCGGTCGTGAAATGCACGGTCTATACAAAGGCCTTCGACAAATCCAAACCGAGATCGGACAGGAAGGCGCCAAAGCCAAGCGGCGCGCAGCCTTGATTGCAAAGGATCAGAACAACAAGGCGACGGCGGCCTTGGTCAATGCTAGACAGGCCGAAGTTGGCATCAAGGAAGCTGTGTGGCTGCATAGTGGTGGCGGAAGAGAACCGCGGCCAAGCCATGTTAAGGCCGGCCGCGATAAGGTTCGTTATGATCTTGCTAAAGGCTGGTTCGACCCTGCAGAAAAGAAGTGGATTTTACCAGGAACATTGATAAACTGTAGATGCGTGTCGAAGCCGATTCTTAGAGGGTTTAGCTAGGTGTTTGTTTAGAGAATGGCGGTTCATCACTAATTTTTTCGACGCGTGTCATTTCCCAATTTTTGTTTGGAACCCACTCTTCACAACTAATGCACGCGTCATTTATTGCGCTTTTAAGTGCGCTTTCTATTGTGTCTGACATTATTGTCGTGGTGTAAGTTACGGTTGTGCTGAGTGTTATTATAAACATTTAGGCCTGCTTTTTCTATGCGGATTTTTCTTAATCTTTCGCCAAGATTGTGAGCCATTGATCGAATTTCAAATTTAACCATTTCCCTGCGGACGGCGCGCATGGAAATGGCGAGTTGTGATTCGGTGAGTATTCTTGTTCTGAAACAGTTCGCCTTTCCAGTCTGATTGCGTTGTTCTCTCAGATATTCATCATATTGCATCTCTGGCGTCCATGAACTGTGCCACTGATTTTTGGAAAGAAGTTCATTATACTGCGCTTCTGGTGTCCAGTGTTGCCATAGAGGATCAATGTAAGTCGTTTGGCGATTGCAATTAGGCATATATTCCAGCCTCGTCGTCTTGCCCATTCGAAGAATCGTGAATAGGCTCCACAATCTGGTCATAATTACTCGGTTCTGCGAGTTTCCAATTCTGGCCGTCCTTCATGACTAGGCCTTTCTTTTTCATCAATTGAAGGCCGGTGGAAATAGCGGCGCGAGACGCAGATTTATTCTCGCCTACCCTAGTGGCAAGTGTCTTGAAATCGACCCACGTTCCTTCGGAAAGCGCGGCGGTGATTGCCTGCGGCATTGTCATGGTCTTCGTGTCGCTATCGGTGGATTTAGGTTTACGAGTGCGCTGCGCTTTTGCCATTATCGGAATGACAGCCTGTTGCCTAGGCTCTGGAGCGATCTCCGCGAGCGTTGCCGCGGCAATCTTGAGATTGGCGATCCGTGTTTCCGCGGCCGTGATGAGCGTATGAATGTGAGTTAGCGTCTTTGTGTGTGCGTCTTGCATGGTATGCGGTCTCCTTTGAGAAAAAAGATGATTCTCCATTATTGATAATCACGAGCGTAAGTCAATAGCGGAATTTTCAAAATGTCAAGGCTAGCTCTTGATCCGCCGGTTAGCGAGGCGCAGCGTCGTGCGATGTGGGCCGCGCGTGAGGGGCATAGCACGCTTGGCATTCCAGAATCGGTTGGTAAGAAGTTTGTAGGTCCAGGGCGGGACAGAGAACATCGTCAATGTGAGCAATTCGGTAATAAGGAATATTGTGCAAGCGAGGACGAGACCGAGCTAAAAACCAAGGCCGAGGTTGATTACGAGCCGAAAGCCAAAGGCAAGGATTGTTGCCGCGATTGCGAGCACTTCGATTCGCCGCGCGCGTGCGAACTTGTCGAAGGCCGGATATCGCCGGTTGGATGGTGCAAGCTATTCGAGGCGGTCAATGGCGGGCAAGATTCAATCGTTTTTGACCGCGGTTCTGTCTCTGTTCGAGAATATGACGCCGATGGCCGCTTACACGTCGAGCTAACCAATATCAGCAAGGCGAATGTCTGTCCCTACCAAGGCCGAGAGATTCCAAACTATAAGGATCTCGGCCTCGACGCAAACAAAATCTATAAACTTCTCCGCCATCCGGATGAATTGAAAAAAGCGGTCGATTCCTTCAATGGCGTGCAGGTACTCAAGA